CTCTTAATCAGTAGGTTGTCGGTTCGATCCCGACAGGGCTCACCAATAAAATCAAGGGGTTAGGCAATTAAAGCCTTCCCCTTTTTTCTTGCTCGGTTTGCTCCCTCCCCACTCTCTCCCCACTTTTTAATTTTTGCTTCGGCGGTGATCATGCCGGCCAGGGTAAAAACAAAACGTGTCATAAATACCTGCTTCAATCTTCCACTTGATCCCTGAAACGTTATTTAAGCCCGCCGGCGACAAGCTTCAGGCCGCCAAAGTCCTTTTGTGAAGTATTACGTCGAGGCGATCTCAATCGTGGCATGTTTGTCTTTTTGATGTCCTTTTCATCATCATAAACCGCATCCTTTTCGTTCACTTTCTGGAACGGCATGAAATCGTTGTCATTAAAATCAAATGCCTTAAGCAATCCATATAAAAGCATTACATTGACATTTTGATCATTTGATTCTTCGATATTTTTTAAAAATCTATTGAGCATTTTAACAATGTCCCTGTGTTTAAATATTTGGACGGTATCAAAATCTAATTTTCCTCTCGTAACAGGGCGTAATTTCCAATCAAAAACATAAACTCGCTCATTATCAATGTATCGCACCTTCAAAGCCATTTCATGCCTCCTAAAATAAAAGAGGCCGTGGAACGCTTACGCTCTTCAGAAGCGCCCGGCCCTTACGGGTGACGGATTCCACAGCCAGATTGATTTTAACGCGCCAATGTTGCCATTGGTAACGACACAAATAAAAAATGCCACTATCGGGTGACCTCCGCTGAAGTTTTAAGCGTCGCCAGAATACGTTTTTCTGAAAAAAAGTCAATTCATATCTGCATTGTCGGTCCGGTGAAGGGTGCGGCTGTGCGTGACTTTATTCCGTCCGGGCAGAATGGTTTCAATTGTTCCTCCAGCGCTGCTTTTTCGATCTTCAGCTTTTCAATGTTGGCCTCGATCTTCCCGGTATCCGCGCCGGCTGCCCTGGCTTCCTTCAGGTTGTCCTCCATACACTTTTCAACGACACAAATCCCGTCATAGTCCTGCTGCATGGTTTCAAGCTGTCTCAATAACTGGTAACTCATCATTTTTTCTCCTTTTTTTAGTTTATTGTAAAAAGTGACCTTTTTAAATGCCCTCTAAGCGACGATCTCCCTGTGCCTGGTATGTTTCCCCGTCCCTCATGGGACCACAATCCAGATTTTCGCCTCCGGTTGGATCTCCGTCGATGCCCGGATCGCTTCGTTAAATTCCCGGGCGTTTTCGTATGCCCTGGACAATCTGCAGGCGATAACTTCCGGCTCGCTGAATTGAAGTTCATCGGTAAAAACCCATTTTAGATTTTCCGCTGCCTGTCGCGCCCAGTGCATTAATGGAATCGCCCGGATGTTCTTCTATTTCCGATGGCTGCTATTTCATCGTGCAGATTATTCCGAAAACATAAAAGCAGTTGCCGGACAGCCTCCGCCTGCTCTTTGGTGATACTGTTCATGGTGACATGAATATCGTTCTCAGGGTTTTCCAGAAAACGCATAACAGCGGCAATCAGCGTTTCGGTAGCTTCATGGTCAATGAAGATTTTGGCAAATTCTACTCTAAAGAAAATCTCCGCTTCTTTTTTAACCTGCTGCATATCCATTTAGCCTCGCTTTCTAAAGGGTGGGCAAGTGTGCCATTTGGCCTGATTGCCCTCGCGCTGTGCGCCTTCTTTGGTTTACAGAAAGGAAAGAGATTATCCAAACCATCCTGTTGAAGTCCGGTTTATTATGTTTCGCTCCCGCTGCGGTGGTGCCGGTGCCGGCATATCTTCCGGCTCTTTTGTGATGCTGGCTTCCAGCTTGTCAAAGTTCATGTGGACCATGCCCGCCCGATATGCCGCCGCCAGGCAATAGACTTCACAATCCAGGGCCTCATTACGCGGACCCGTTTTGACCCATTCCATCTTTGGAAATCCCTTGATGAATCGCGTGACAAGCTTTTCCGCGGTTAGTTGGATGAAATAATCCTCCCCGGTGCCGATCGGCCAGTGATAGCAGCCAGGCCCCGGCGTCGCGATCTTCAGCCTGGAATAAATCAGGTCCTTTGCCGTGTCGGTCCCGATCGGCCAAACCTGACAGCCATTGGAAATTTTCTGGCCCTTCCAGGTCAAATCCACAGCCGACGGCTGCCCCACAATCGGCTTTCCGGTCTGGCTTGCGCCCTTGATGGCGATGGTCCGCGGTGCTTTCCGGCGGACGAACGCATAAACGTCATTGGTATGGTGGCCGCCGCTGTCAATGGCCGCGGATGTGACATGAAGTTCCCGGCCGCCGGCGTGTTGAAATGGTCTTCCGATCAGGTTGTCCAGGTCCTCCCAGACTTGCGGTTGTCCCGGATCGCCGAATAGTTCCCCCCAGTAAATCAACCAGCTTTCCTCGGCGCGCCCCCATGCCCGGATGACTACGGCCAGGCGGTTGTCCTGAACGTCGATGCCGGCGGTCAATAGAAGTCCGCCCATTGGGACCGTCAACATTTGATAAGGCTCTGCGCGCCCCTGTAACAAGCTCCAGTCCGGGCGATCCCCGGCCTCTTCAAAGGTTTCCCCCAGGCGTGTATTGACAAAGGTTTTCAAACGTTCCTTAACGTCTTTGGCTTCCAGAAACTCAGTGACAATCTGCCGCCAGGTAACCCATCCAAGCGGGCTATACAAAGAGGATAATTGGTAACCGCGCTTTAGTCTGTCCGGATGGGTGGGTATCCATCGGCCAGATTCCAGCATGGCCGTTTTGTGGTGTTCGTCAACTCGCTCGTGGCATTTTTGGCATTCATACCAGGCGTCAATAACCTTGCCCGTTTCTTCATCGCGTGAAAACCTGATTCCAAAGTCTGCGCCTTTGCCGCCCCATTCCAGCTTTTGGTATTCGCCGCAATGTGGACAGGGAACAAAGAAAAAACGCTGATCGGATTCCAGAAAGCTTCGCTCAATTCGGGAAATGCCCTTGATCGTGGGTGTGCTGACTTCAAAGATTTTCTTCCGCCGCCCAAAGGTATCTGTCCGCCGGCGCGCCAGTTCCGCCGGATCGCCTTCGCCCCCGATGTCGGCTTCAAAGCCGTCGATGTCGTCAAGGAAAAGGTATCGGATGGATTTGGACCGGAAAAATGCACCGGAATTGCTGCCCGATAAAAAGAGAATGCCTCCGGGAAATTCCTTCGTCTGGATGGTGTTTCCACTGTCTCTTGTGCGGTGTTCCTTCACCTTGTCTTTAAGGCGTGGCGTTTCTTGGATCGTCGGCTGAAGCTTCTGTTTGCTGTGGTCTTTCGCCAGTTCTGTTGTCGGGAAAATCATCATCATCGGCCCCGGCGAAACATCAGCGACAAAGCCAAACCAGTTATTTCCGATCTCCGTGAATCCGAGCTGCGTTCCCTTGATTACGCATATTTCCTGAACATGGCTTGATGGTGATAGGGCGTCCATGATCTCGCGGACGTATGGCGTCCGGCTGCTGCGGTATTTCCCCGGCTCACTGCTGCTTTTCTTGGGCAACATACGATAGGCGTCCGCCCAGGCCGTGACGGTCAAGTCGGCGTCCGGTTTTAGTCCGGCGTTAAACCCTGATAAATAGGTGGTGGTGGCGTCGAGGCTCATTTGTCATAACCCTGTAATGGTGTCTGCCGTAAGTAGTCAAAAACGTGTGGCCGTGTTTCAACCAGATATTCCAGGCCGCCGATCCGCGTGATGGCCTCCTGAATATCTGAAAGCTTCCGATCGTGTTTGATCGCCAGGATAATTTCGCCAGCGCGCCAATCCAACATAAAGCGTCGCCAGGCAGCGGGCCGGATGTGCCGTAAAATCTTAAAACCGGAATTTGTGAATTGAGCGCCGCCGCATACCGGCCATGTCCGGCGATAATGCTCCCCGTGTTCGTCAATGAGGATAGGGATGTAAAAACCAAACTCGCTGATAGACGCTGCAATCTTCTTGATCTGCTCTTCCGGGTGGCTTTTCACATTGTTTTGATATGGTTTTACTGCGGAAAGCTTCTTGTGCGTGATTTTCATTTTGCAAGGTCCTCGAGGGCGTTTCGGATTTCCGCCATCAATATCGCGTTAACCTTCGTTTCATCGGATTCCGCCGCCAGGATGGGCGCGATCCGGTCACTGATGTTCAACAAAGCGTCGCGGACGGCTCTGGCCTTGTTGAAGGCCGCCAGCTTGACGGCTTCCGCGTCAATTAACTTGCCGGACCGCTCATCAAGTTCCAGTTTCCGCAGTCCAGCCGTAAAACGCTCCTTCAATGTGCGAGCTTCATGGAATGACAGGCCAGACGTCGCGGCCTTTTCAATTATCTGCGCCGCGTCAACCTTTGTCGCCTCCAGGAGCTTTTTTCTCGGGACAATGTGTTTGTTCAAAAACTTGTCCGCCTTTCCTTGGTCGATGAATACGCGGTGACGTTCCCGGATGATGGCCTCTTCCGGGATGACTTCCTCCGCGATATACCGGCGAACGGATCGCCCCGTAAGGCCCCGGTGCTTGGCAAAATCTTCAATAGATACTTTAATCATTTGCTATAACTCCATGAAATAATGACGTAATTTTTTAACTCTGTATCTGGCCGAAACCCGGGCCCACGGCACCCGTATGAAACAAACCTCCGGGAAGGACCCGCTCATTTTTTCAAGCGCCATTCTAATTCGTGTTTAAATATTTGATCGAACTTCTGATTGACGGTCTTCCGAATGCCATCCATGATCTTCCGGCTGCCTAACAGGTGGGCGATGCCAGGGCCAAGAAGCTGTTTAACCGGAAGACGGCTCTTGCCTTCCCGCTGCATGACGGCGACATGACCGGATTTGAAGCGCGTCATAAAAGGTTTTGGATCGCCGCTCAAGGTCTTCCTTTGGCCTCTAATAACTTCTACACTTACGGCCCCGCCGCGGCCGTCTGTGGCCTTGCGTGTATATCGAAAAGCCTTCTTGCTGAGACTGACTCCGATCTGTTTCGCGCCGAACATGGAAAGCGCCGCGCCGCGTTTAAAACCCGTGATGATCGCCTCTAATCGTGATCCACTGGATCGCGTGGTAACTCTTAAGTTATTTGACAAGTCGCTGGCCTTGATGTTGTATTCTTGCCGAATCTGCCGGGATGCTGCCGTCTTTGCTTGGTCGGCCACTTTGTTTATAGCGCTGTTTGCGGCCGCTTGAATTTGCTTCGCGTTCAGCGTCTCCATTAACTCTTTGATTCCTGTAATCTCAATATTTACGTTCATTTATTTCCCCTCGCTTCTTTGGTAAAATCGCCATGCCAGTCCTGCCAGTCCTGCAGTCTCATCATAACCAAATCGTCGGCGTGACGGCTGCCGGTTGTGTGGACAATAACCAGAGGCGTTTTTCCTTCAGGACAATTCCTGACTGACTGCTGCATGAATCCGGCGCCGGCAAAGGAAACTCTGTCCTTCACTTCAATCGAGAAAGCTCCGGCCTGAACGTCGTCGCGCCCCAGGATGCCGATCCGCTTTCCACCGGTGATTTTGGCAATGGCTCTTTCGGTTCGTTTGCCGCGCCTTCTATTTCCCGCCGGGTTCATGGTTTCGCCTCCGCCGGGATGGTGGTTTGTATGGTTGCGGATTTCAGTTTTTCTTTCAGGGCGTCGGCCTTCGCCTTCGTCTTTGTCTCGATGTCGCTGACTTCTCCGCCCTCGATGTCGATCACTTCCTCATAAGTCTTCATTCCCATCAATACCTCGGGAACGTATAAACGGCCGAACAGGGTGGCGGCCCGGTAGCGCAGCATCAGGTCTGGCATTGTTGCCCATTTGCTCCCGGCCTTTGTCGCCCATCCCTCTTTCTTGGCCATGTCGATTGATACCGGCGGCGATTCCAAACGGTCCCCGGTGGCCTTCTCTGTCGCCCAGGCGATACACTGCTTTTTATCTCCCTCGCCGGTAACATCAAAGCGCAAAGGTGAAAAGCGGCCGGTCCCATTGATGGCGGCAATTATGAATTGCGATGACCAGGACGGTTTCCCGTGGACCATGAAAAGGTTCTGCATTACCATCAGCGGCGATGCCCCGATCCGTGCGGCGATCTCAAGCGCAATGGTGGCATTGGCGACGTTTCCCTGATATTCCTTCGGGACCATCTGCGATGATGCCAATAGTTGCGCTGCCCGCTGCATCAGTTCAAAACCGTTCTTTGTGCTGAATCCCAGGCTGACGCTTGTTTCTGCCGGCTTATAAGGTGTCAATGCTGTTTCTGTCATGTGTTATCCCTCCCTAATAAAAAATGATTTGAATGTTCTGAATGGTTGCCCGGTCTTCGCGTATTGTGCGAATATTTCCGGCTGCTCTCTCTGTAACCTCTTTGAATCAATGCTTACGCGGCCCGGCGATTCCTTCCAGTATATCCGCGCGCCCGCTCCCTCGGCGACGGCTGCGCCCTGGGCGTCCATCATCTGCTGAATGGTTTGTTTTGCTTCATCTTCCAGGGCCTCGGCCTCGGTCTTGATTTCTCTAGCTTCCCTTAATCTCTCAATGGCTTCTTTCCATTCCGGTGAATCTACGGTGACAAGCTCCGAAGGTCCGACGGTTGGCAAATTCAGGGCAGGGGTGGCGTCAATGATTGGTGGTCGGTCGTCTTTAACGTGCTGGTAAAACTCGGCGTCCTTCACGATGATAAGGTGTTGAAGTTCCGGGTCCGCGTTCACATCGAAAAAAATAAGTTCCCATTTTTCCGCGTTGAATACGGCGAACGCGCCCCAGGATCGTTTTGAAACGGCCAAATAATGTTGAAGCTGCAAATTATAATTTGCCGGCAATCCTTCGCGTTTTGCCTTCCCAAATACTTGCAAGCCAGGACATTTCACTTCCAGGACGCCGGGGCCGCGGTCATCGTTCACGATTTCCCTGTCGATGTTGCCGGTCATCCAGGGGTGTTCCGCGTGTCTTAACAGCGAATTGACACGGCGGAGCTTCCGGCCGGTTTTCTCGGCGTATATGTAGGCGGCCACTGCTTCCAGGACGGTCCCGCGCTGCATGGCCGGCGTAACTTCAGGATCGGCGCGCCGTCCGGTTTTGCGCTCCCAGAGTTCCAGGGCCGTTTCATAGGGGTTCATCCCCAAAATCGTCGGCGTGTCGCTGCCGCCAATGCCTTCACGGTGCAAGGTCTTAATTTTCATAAATTCTCCAATCATTTTTGAGATAAATTTGTTTTCGTTTCTGCGCCGCGGCTCTGAAAACCGCGTGGGCGTCAATGTAGTCGAATATTTTCGCCGCCGTCTTCCCCGGTGCTGGACGTAAAACGCGACCCAGGTATTGAATCAAGCGGCCATGAAACGAAACAGGGGAGGCCAAGAAGAGGTTGCTCAATCCTTTGCAGTCAAAACCTTCCCCGATAAGTTGGCCGGTTGCGATTAGGACCTTCACGTTTCCGCTGTTCAGCCGGTCAACGATTTCTTGCCTTTTTCCGGCGGTCATATCGCCGGTCAAGATTTCTGCGCTTTGATGATGGCGCTCTAACGCGCAAGAAATGGCTTCAGCGTGTTTTTTTCTGTCGGTAAGGCAAAGACACGTTCCGCCGCCGTTTTTCGCTTCGGCGGCAACGTCGCGGGCGATGGCGGCTGTCCGGTTTTGGTCCTCTGTCAATTCGGCCAGGCTGCGGCTGTATTCTTCCGCCGGGTCCGTCAAGGGTATAAAGCCGGTCTGCTTTATGGTGACGGTGGCCGGCACGATCGCGCCGGTTGCCTTGACTTCTGCCGGGTTGATTTTGCATAGAGGTCCGCAATGCCAGAAAATAACGGATGACAGGCCGTCGCGCCTGAATGGTGTCGCTGACAGTCCCAGACGGAAACGGGCGTCGAAAACTGCCAGGGCCTCCGTGAAGGTGCGGCTCGGCGCTCGGTGGCATTCGTCAATGACTATGTGGCCAAAATGCTTTTTGATGTCCGGCGCGATCTGATAGAGGGTGTTCACGATCGAGACGGTGATCTTTTCGCCGATTGTCTTCTTGCCGCCGCCGATCTGCCCGATGTCCGCCGCCGGGATGCCCAAAAAGGTTTCGATGCGCTCTTTCCATTGTTCCATCAATTCCCGCGTGTGGACAATGATCAAGGCCGGCTGCCGCCGTTCGGCGATGATAGCCAGGCCGATGACGGTTTTTCCGGCACCTGTGGGTGCGGATAGTGTGGCTTCGTCGCGGGCAATGATTTCTTCAACGGCTTCCTGCTGGTATTCCCGCAAATATCCAGTAAAACTATAATCGACGGGTGGCAATGTCCGCCGGTTGTCTTCGATTGTGACGGGTTCTCTGATGTCGGAGCAAATCAATTTGATGTTGCTGAATAATCCCCGCGGGACCGTCAAGCCGTCGCCGGATTCTTTCCAGAAAGCAAGCGCCTTCGGTATGTTTCCGGTCCATCGGCCCATCTTCTCCGCTTCATCATAGGCCGGATTCTTCAGGGTCAATTTTTCGCGGATGCTGTTGGCCAGATCGGGCGTCTGGATGTCGGTTAATGCCAGGTTGTTTGAAATTGCGATTTTCATTTTTTCTCTCCAAAAAATATTTTAGAACTGTCGTGACCGTTCAAATAGAATAGAAACGTCAACCCTATATAGGGTTGACAGTTCTAGTTCTAAATTAGAACGGTTAGAAAATTTAGAAGTGTCAATGACGTTTCTATTATTTTTGACGTTTCTAAATTTATTCATAGTCTCTCCCGATTTTAAGCCACTTGTTATTTTTCCCGAATGATCGTTCTTCCCTTGTCAAAAGAAAGCCATTTTCCGGATCGGTTGCCCACTTTATAAAACTTCTGATTTTGTGGTCTGAAAGTCCTGTTTTTTGCTTCAGGATATTTTTGAAAAGGGCTATGCCCATTTCTTCCCCGCCCATGATCTCCCCGGCGATCGGTAAGTAGTCGGATAAGGGTGTGGTCGCCTTTTTCGTTTTTGATGTTCGTTTTTCGGCGGTCAAATCTCCGGCTGTTTCAAATCTGTATCCTCCGCTTTCGTCGTCGGTCCATCGGATTGAAAAAGGCTCCTGCGGTCGATAATTTCGTAAGAGGACGTCAACCACTGCGGCTTCTTCTTCGCTTGCGTGGGGTGTGAGGGTGATACAAGCGTCATAATCTCGTCCGAGGACGTTTGAACCAGCGCCGCGATCTCTTATGTCGCGGTCTCCTGGTGCGCCTTTGGCGTCGTGGTGGACGTAAGCAATGGCCGCGCCGGTTTCTTCAGCCAGGGCGTCAAAGATGGACAGGATGACTTTGAGGTCCTCCGCTGCATTCTCAATGCCGGTTGCGATTTTATAGAGTGGATCGAGTGAAATGATCTCCGGCTTGATCTCTTTTGCGATGTCCCGAATTTGGTTGATGCCTTTCTCTCCGGCAAGTCCCAGGCCGCGTCCGTTTATAATTTGCAGACGGTCGCCGAGGTTTTCCGGTCCGATGCCCAGGGCGCGCGCCATGCGGATAATGCGGGCGTGGTAGTGGCGCGGCTGTATCTCAAGCTGAACGTGTAAAACTCTCCGCGGCTTTGGAATATCCCAGGCCAGAAAGCTTCTTCCGGCGGCAATGCTGATCAGCATTTGCAGCAAAAAAAATGATTTCCTCATTTTTGATGATCCGATGATCGCCACTTTATCGCCCAGGTCAAAAGTATCGTCCAGGATTTGATCCGGTTTTGCTGGTTCGAGCTTTAACCAGTCCGCCGCGTTTATAACCTGAATTGCGGGCGCTTCCGGCTTCGGCTGTTCTGGCTGCTGGTCGAGGTATTCCGGCGCGCCGTCAATGAGGATGGCCAGGCGTTCCGCTGCTGCGTCCGCGTCGCCGATCTGCGCGATAAGGTCCGAAATGTCGCCTTTTTCGGGCAATCCGGGCAATTCCAGGAGCTTTAATGAACGCGCTTTTCCTTTGATGTTGGCCGAAACTTTCCGGGCGTGATCGCGGCCGGCCGAATCGTTATCTGGAATGATGATGACGGATTTTCCGGTGAAATATTTTCCAAAATCTTCCGGCCATTTTCCCGCGCCGAATGGATTACAAGTTGCCACAAATCCCAGGGCGTGAAGATTGTCAACGTCCTTTTCTCCTTCGACGATGATAATCTCATCGGCCTTTAGGATGTCTGGTAATCGGTAGGGAATGAGTTCAAGGCCTTGTCGGTTGTATGCCCATGAATCGCCGTCCGGTCTGCGGATGCGGAACGATTTCGGCTGTAAGCGTTCGATTTGATAGGCCAGGCTCTCGTCGGCCGTCTGGTAATCGTAGCGGGCGACAACTTTCGCCGGTGTCTTTGCCGGCCGTTCTGTCTCGGAAATTCCGAATTGCTCCGCAATGCCCATGATAACCTTGTTGAAGTCCTTCCGGGCGTCCAGGTTGTTCTTGCGGGCGAAAAAGTCAAAAAGGCTCCCTTGTTCGCCGCAAGCGTGACAATGAAAAAGGCCGTCTTTCTTGCTGATTGACATTGAGGGGTTGTGATCATCATGGAATGGACAGGCAGCTTGCGCCGTCCCGTTGTTCCCCGGCTTGATGTTTGGAATAAACTGCCTATAAAATGATAAAAAGTCGCCTGCAAAGTGATTGCAAATCATTTCCTTACTGAATGATTTCATTATCGAATTCCTGTTTTATGATTTTCGGATCATCGTCTATAAAAAGAATTCCGTCTTTTTCCGGCGGTATATCGTTTTGAATGACGGCCAGGTCGCCGCGCCCGTAAGCGTCAAGTTTCTTCAATCGTTCGGCTTCGGCCTGCTGCTGTTTGTATGATGAAAAGGCTTGCCCGGAAATAATGATCGAGTCGATTAAGTCGATCCTGAAAATTGAAAGTTGCCAGTGTAACTTATTGAAAATTTTTATGTCCGGCTCAGAAAAGCAGATATTTCCATCCGTAAAGTTTGTCACGTGATTGTGCACCATTACAACAGAAGTCGCGCCGGAAAGCAGGGCCGCCGAAACGATCTCGCGGGTGACAACGCAGCATTCGGTTTCGTTTCCCCGGTAAGCGACGGTTCCCAAACAACGGCCATAATCGTCGAGAAATGCGAAAACTGCGCGCTCGTAAGCCAGGTTGCTTAATTCCCTGAAGAAACTGGCGACGGTTGCCGGCTCCCGAAAATCAAGGCCCGGGTCGATCATCTTGGTTTTGTCAATGGTCCGGCGGAGTTCAAACGACACGGAAAAAGACACGTCGCCGGCTGTCATGTCTCCTCCGAATAAACATCGATCGACGGAATGCCGGCCTCCAGCGCTTCAACGGCCGCGGGATCAAATTCAGCTTCAAGCTTCATGTCGCGGATCTGTTCGATGGCGTTCTGGAGATATTTAAATTTGGCTTTTACTGCGGGTGTATTGGTTGAGATTTTCCTGTAAGTGCCATTGTGCAGGAGGTCTGCGGGGTTTTTTATAACTCTATGCTCGTCGGTTGTCCTGGATTTTTGCAGCAAATTTTGAAAATGCCGGATTGCCTCGTCAATACGCGGATCAGCGTCTTCGATCAGTTTTTTCTGAAGCTCGTCTTTGCGCATCGAAAATCTTCTCGTCGCGTCTCTCAGGGCGCGGTTGGCTGCTAAAAGGTCGTTGGTGCGCCGTTGAAATTCGGCCTCGGCTTTTTTTCGATCGGCCTCGGCCTTGTCCGCGGTATCTTTAAGGGATATGTAATTTTTCGAAAATTCTGCCTCCAGTGTTCGGAGCTGTCCGACGATTTGCTTCCTTTCGGCGACGGCTGCGGCTTCCGCTGCATCAAGCTGCAGCTTGATTTGGGGAATAAATCTTTTTGCTTCTTCAAAAGTGAATGGTCGATTTTCTTGAAATAACATGGTTTTTTCTCCTAAATTTTATTGAGTTCGTTTTTGAGAAAATCGAGAATGGCCGCTTTTGGATAAAAAACGCGGTCATTGATCGACGTTGCTTCTTTCGGGCCGGTTCCCAAAGAGTCGCGGTTTGCAAGAGTTCTGTAACTCCAGGGAAATGAAGGGCTCAATTTGTTGATCTTATGTCTTGGGATGATTGCGCCTTGCAATTCGCGGTCAACGGCGTCAATAAGCTGCTGATTTACGGATTCTCGCACGGCGGCATCTAGCGTGTTGCGCCGCTTGAGGGCCAGTCCGTCCTGTGTGCTGCCTATTTTCATTTTTTTTCTCCTTTCAATGTTTCGTTGTGACACATTAAAACGAAAAAAACCTAATGAATCAAGGTGTTTGCGGTCTCTTGAATTTAGAGGGTGTGTTTAAATTTGAGGGACAATTTTTTTATTATAAATATTTTACGGGGTTATTTTCCCTTTGGGTGGCCTTTTTTTGGCGCTGAAATGCTTGCTCGCAAGATTTTTGATAACACTTGCTGCGCTTTGCATCTTTAGCAAAGAAGATTTTTCCGCAAAATGTGCATCGTTTTATTTTCCTGTGTGCTTCCGGCTCGGATGTTAGAAAATCAATCAAAGCATTTGCCGGCATTCCGGCCAGAAAAAGCGGAAACGCTGTGTCGTTGGTTGTGTGTTCGTCGTAAATATGCTTTTGCAGGCCCTTCGGCCCCATGATAACATCTTCCGAATGTTCTTTATGATATTTATCAGGCAGGCCGGACGAATAAAGGATTTTGTAACTGCCGGCGGATAGATCGTCGAGAATTGAATTATAAAATAAGTGATCGCATTCCAGGCAGGGCAGGGGAGATCCTTTCCAGGTGGCGTCTTCGCATTTATCGGCGGGCGTGATCAGGCCCTTCGCGGTCAAAACATCCATTTTGGCAAAGGTGCAGGGACAAATGGTCTTTTGTGTGAGTGGTTCAAAGCAATGAATCCGATAAACATCAAAAAACGCGTCTTGAACATATTCGAAAATTGATGAATTGTTTATGATTGGGACGTCCGATATATTGCATATTGTTTTAGTAAAAAGTTTGAAAAATCTTTCAACTTCACGGCTGAAGTAGTGCGGCGGCATATCTACATTTATTTTTTCGAAGCTGCTTAAATCGCGCAAAAGTTCCTTTGCCGCCGGTTTACCTATATTAACCATGTGTGCAGTTATTGCGATCCTCCAGGATATTTCCTGCTGCGATGCCTGATCCTCCCATACCTTCCGGCATTTTCGAAGCGGGTTCAGGTTTATTTCCTCAATTTCACAACAATAAAAATTATCTGCGTTGTCAAATTCCGGCTGCAACATGGCGGTTTCAATCTTCCAGAGGTTCTCAATCGGCGTTGGCGGCGTGTTGGCATAGATGGAAACGATATTTTTCAGGATGTCAATTTGTGGATTTTTCATATTTATTCCCCCGCTTTTCTTTGGAATGGGATGACGTTGGCTCCTTCAGGCTTTGTGTTAAATCGTTCCTCCAGGGCCTGCGCGCCTCTGCGCAAGCGATCATCTGTCATTTTGGCGTAACGTTGCGTCATGGTAATCGTCGAATGCCCCAGGGCCTTTTGTGTCAGATATAGGTCGTTAGTCGTTTCAAACAGGTGCGTGGCGTAAGTGTGGCGGAGCGTGTGGAATGTGACCTTCATCTTGTTATCGGTAACGCCTTCATTGAATTTCAGTGAATCAATAACATCAGAGAATATTTTTGATGCCTGAATTGGTTTTTCAATTTCGCCGGTTTTTCTGCTGATAGTTCCGAATACAAGATCATCGGGTTTCCCCGGATTTCGATTTATCAGCATTTGCCTGGTTACCTCCGTCAAATAGGCGGTGCGGCTGCCGGCTTTGGCGTTCAATATGGCAATCGTGCCACTGCTCCAGTTAATACAGTTCCATGTCAAATTAGCAATTTCTCCGAATCTCAAACCACAATGTAAGCTCATTAATGCCTGATCGTGGAGCGTTTCGCTTCTCTCTTTAAGCGCTGCCAGGAGCTGATCTGATTCTTCAATGGAAAGGAAACGCTGCTTCATGTTGTCGAGCTTCGGCCAATCTGTCTTTTTAATTGGCGGTTTCAATTCGGCGTGACGATATACCTGGCGGATTAACTGCAAAGCATATTGCCGGGTTCGTGCGGACAAATCCAGATTTTTCATTTTGTGCATAACTTCAATGATATGGTCGTTATTGACTTCTTTCATCGGAATGATGCCGATGACGGGCTTGATATGGCGCTCATAAAGCATTTTTTCATTTTTCAGCGTTGCCGTTTTTTTGCTGCCACAACCGGACCAGTAAAGACGGATATAATCATCGAAACAGATATTTTCCCTTGCTTCAAACAGTTGTGCTTCCTGTTCAGCATTGCGCCGGTCGGCTTCCTGCTGGCGTTGCTCGGATAGGCGCGTGGGCGCTTCCTTGATTCCCTGCCTGGCCGCGCCCTTCAGTCGTTCAAGAAGAATAAAGGCCTTTTCTTCAGTCCAATATTTACCATCGGCCGGATCGCGTTCAGAAGTCCAGCCGATGCCTTCTTCAATGCGCTTGCCGTCCTTCTGGTAGCGGATCGCAAGATAGCGATCATATTTGACACCATGCTTTCGGGTTTCATGCTGATAAAATCGAACGCCTTTAAATTTGCTGCTTATCCATTTTTGCCCTGCCATGATTGCCCCCTTACTGATTCTCTCCCCGTTTTGTCATTAATCAGTTGTTCCGTTTTTTTTCAAATACTCTCCCCATTCTCTCCCCACTTTTAGCGTGAATCACGACGTTTCACAAGATTTCACGATGAAAACAATATAATTGCAAGTTATTGATTTGTCAAATTAAAAATGTGGTTTCGTGTTGCCTTGTGAAAGCGCTTAAAACTGACTCTTAATCAGTAGGTTGTCGGTTCGATCCCGACAGGGCTCATATAAAATCAAGGGGTTACGTGATCCGTAACCCCTTCTTTTTTGCCTAAATTGGCCTAACTTTCATGGCCTTCAAAACGTCTTATCGATTTTCGTAAATGCTTTAAATTTGTGTGCGTGTAGATTTGCGTGGTGGCAATATCTTGATGTCCAAGCAAGGATTGTAAAGATCTCAAATCAGTCCCAGCCTCAAGATTATGTGTTGCGAAGGCGTGCCGGAATCCATGGGGAGTTATGTTAGTTGTGATTCCTGCTCGTCTCTTGGCGCCGCTAAAAGCGGTGCGAAATGATTTAATGTTGCCCCATATGTAATCGCCGCACTTGGTTAATTGTTGTGCGAGTAATGCCGTCAGCCGATCAGTCATGGGCACAATCCGGTCCTTGTCGCCTTTGCCCCGCACCCAAATGCATTGTTGGCCTAAATCCACATCCGTTGGCCTAAGCGTGCGCGCCTCATCAGACCGTAGCCCGGCCTCATAAATTGCAAGAAAAAGGCTCTTGTGAAACAAATCGGAGGCATGGTCAATTATGGCGTTGATTTCTTCCTGAGAGGCCACATGGGGAATTTGACGCTTATAGGGCAATGGCCTCGGGGAGAACAGCATCGGATTACACAAAGCCGGCGTTTGCTCAGTACCCCACTTAATCATGGCTTGCAGGCACAGCAACTCCAGATTTATTTGCCGGTTGATTTTTCCTCGTTTGGATTTGTCAAGGCGCAATTCCTTATATTTATCAATTATTTGGGAAGATATGCGATCTGGAAGAAAGGCGCCGAAGAAGGGAAGTATGTTTGACATCAACATTCTCTGTTTTTCGCGGGTGGTTTTTGGTCTTTGGTTGATCCTCATCCATGGGATATATAGTTCAGCGATCATGCTGACCGTGTACGCTTGGCCTGATTTCACTTGCACACCAAGCTCGGCCTTGATTGCCGTTTCGATTTTCAGGGCATCCAGTTCTGACCCACACTTGACCCGGCGGCGGATTCGCCCAGACGAGGATTGGTCAATACGGATATAAATATCGTAAACGCCATCACGTACCTTTTTTACGCTCATTCATGCCTCCCTATGCGATAATATACCAAATACAACAAGGCGGCTATCCCCACATGTCGAGATAGCCGCCACATAATGCTACGGGCATCCAGGGATGTCAATTCCCTTTCGGTCCTTTTTTGGATTTCAAAAACTCTCCCTTATGTATGTAATAATCGAAAAATACAAATTGTGCGAAAGCGGAGCCATTATTAGTAGTTTCGCCCCAGATACTCGTATATATGGTATTTATAAACGTCTTGCCGTCAACCCCTAAATACGTATTTCTCCGGACCCACGCCTTTGCCTTTTCCTGGTCACACCCAAAATTATCACAGGCAAGATACTGCATAAAATCAGCACGATAAAAATGCATAAAATAATCGCGCACGCCTGTATATAGCAGCGCATCACTATTGCACATATTACCTGAAATCTTAACAAATATATCCGGCACAGTGCGTATTGTGGCAACCGCACCATCAATATCCTGTGTAAACAATTGCCCAATTAATTTTGCATATATCTTGCAATCTTTCAATATTTTTGGATTTTCTAACGCAGGCTTTAGCAAATCGCCTACCCCCAACCCCTGCTCTAGGCCCTTTGCAAATCCGATCCCCGGAAAATTCCACAACTCAGGCGCCGGCCAACGGGCCGCTACTGCCGGATCAACCCTAACGCGCGCATCACTTGCAATGATTAATAGGCGGCGGTAGTCGTCGACAGTAAGATATTTATGCATTTTGTGGAATGCCACAATGAACGTGGCATACGAGTAGCCACGTTGGATACCGGCATTACCAACAAGGGCCGATTGGATGTTTTTTGCATCGCCATATGCTTTCGTAAAGACTTGTTCCGCTCCTTCGATCCCGCCCAGAAAAAATACTGGCCTGCTGGTCATTTCCAATACACGCGCCTCTATTATTTTCCTAACGTGCGCATCAGACATAATAACTTGGCAAGCTTTGCCCATGTCCTCCCATGTTTGCGACATAACTTTTGCATTCGGGCAGCCTTCCGACTCAGCCTGGCGCAAAATACGCAGTGATCCTGCATAATCACGCTCATCGTTGCGCTTTACCCAAGCCTGACGCACTTGAGCAAAACAGCGAAAGTCTTTATTTTCTCTCTGTTCAGCGGCTTTTGACAGCCACTCCGCCGCCTTCTTGTCATTGTTTTCGACGTAATAATATATGTATGACAATTCGAAAATATCAGCAACGTTGCCTTTACTTGCACTTTGCTCTAGTTTTTGCATTAGGGCCTCTTTATCCATATCAGCAGCCCCCGCCGTTGCAGTCAATAGTATTATGACTGCGATACTTACTATGTGTTTTATTTTCTTCATTGTTTATTCCTCCTTCTTGCGGTTTTAATTTGCCATTGCCGGTTTAGAGTCTTCCGGGATCGCGGCGCTTACCTGTTTCTTTTCCTTCGGTGCCTCTTCCTGGACCACTCCAAAAATCACGCGGATTTTTTCCCGCATTTCGGCAACCGCGTCGTCCTTGCCCCCCGACTTGATCCACTGTTTTACTACCGCTCCTGCGGCGGACAATTCTGCTTCCTCTGCCTTCTTCATTTCCGCTTTTAGTGCCTCAATCTTTGTCAGTATTTGTTTTGATTTGCTCATAACTTTTCTCCTTTCTATTGTTGTTTAAGTGCTTCAAGAATTGTTTTGCCGCCAAGGTGACGGCGCTCAATGGTTTCCTCGACCAACTCGATAACTTTTTCCGGCTGATTTGCGTTTTTTGGTAGTCCTCGGGTAAGGGCGTAACAGGCCAAAAGCACCACGTCATTAAAGCTTCTCTGGCCGCTGGACTCTTTCCCCATTGAGGCAATTAATGCATCGATCTTGTCGATGATTATGTCGTTGGTCTGCACCGTCACGCTCCCTTCAACGGATTGCCGCAATCGCGTGACGATTGCAGTGTTAAGGGATTGCTGTTTGTCCATCGCCTCGACACGGATATTGTTAATTAGCCGACGCGGAGCACGGATTGTGATTGTCGTTGTTGTCTCTTTGTTTGCCATGGATTTTCTCCCTTCTTGTTTCTGTATTATTAAAATCCAAATCGGAGGCGCCTGTAGAGAAAGCCGAAATCCCGACCCCATGCCTCGTCTCTATCCTTCCGGACATCTGCACCCGCCGGGCGCTGCTTGCACACCTCTCACAAGTGAAACACCAGCTCTTCGGCGCTTAATTCTTCCGGCTTGCTCGCATCAGAGTGCTTTGCGGTAATCTGGTTGGCACAAGCTGTAAAATCTGACTCGTCCGCCTGCGAACCAGCAACGAAAATCATGATGGTGATGATGATTATAATCTGCCTCATGGTATTCCCTCCTTTCTGCTTATTGCATCCCCGGCATCAACTTGCCGGGTGATACGGTGGCTTTATTATTCCGGACAATTTCCCATGCTTTTTTACGCACCAGGACAGCTTCACGGGCTTGCCCCTGTGACTCCAATTGCTCGGCATAAGTCTGCACGTCGCTTGCCCATTTGGAGTAAGTGGATGTTGATTTTAATGTCTCCAGGGCATAGGAAAATGACCAGTTACGACTCAATTTATACGCGCCGGTATAGCCCGCAAATTTGTCCCCGTAGAGGTGCACGCCCCGGAAATATAGTTGTGGTTTTCCAGACGAGATAACAACGCTGGCGCTCCCGCACATGACAGTAGTAGGGGTGCCGTCTAACCGGCATGGGATGGTTGGGTTTTCCGTTCGCAGGTCAGTGTAAATATCCCTGATTTGTGCGCTGGTAAGTCCATTGGATATTGTCCTTGCCAAAGCCGTTTGGGCTATGGCACCGAAGGCATCAATGCCTATGTTTTTTACGTCTCCGATTGTTCGCAGGTCCTGGCTCAGGTATAAGTATGCCTGCCCCACCATTGCACCATATAGGGCAAGGCAATTAATGTATGCCCGGATGGCTGGCTCATCGGCAAAATCCCTGATAGCGCACCCGCTGCTGGCGCACTTGGACAAGTAATCTTGGCGGGTGTTGTCGATGGAGCCGGAAGTGGTTTCGGCACCGAGACCAAAGTCCGCCGGAAGCCGGGGACGGGTAATTATTCCACAGCGGGCAAACTCCGGATGGCTTGCCTCCAGCTTCGCAATGTGAGACGAAAAAAGAGCGGCCAGATCGATGGTGATGTCCGCTCCGGATGACTGTTGTTGCTGTGCAAGATCCTTGACAGTTTCGGCTGTCGAGGAGTCCCTTCCAGTCGATGTTGTCTTGCTCTTTCGTTGCCCGATACTTTCGCGGGATTCGCGGGATTTTTTGCTTGATTGAGATTTTTCTTTCGACGTTCTTATTGACTTGCCGGAATCCGTACTGGCGTCCTGGGCATATGCCGAAAAGCCGCCCACAATGACAGTCGTAATGGCTGCAATTATAGAAATTATGATGATGTATTTTTTTGATTTTCGCATATTACTTGCCTCCCTTTTCTTCATCAAAATCGGCTAAAGCTTTGTCGAGATCTCGTTCCATCTCCTCTTGTTTTTTTGCCTTCCTTGCGGCTTCAATTTTTGCGGCTTTCAAGCTTTCGTCTGCCTCTTTTGCCCGTGCCAATAGCCTATCTTTGTCCTCTCTTTTTTTCGCAAATTCGGCGTCGAATTCATTCCATGAACGCTCGAATTTTGCGTCCTCGACTTGCATGTCCGTGTCGGCTTTCCCCTGTTGTGAGACCACATAGAAAAACAGCAGGGCCAATGCCGGCGTTGCGATTAAAATTGTTTTAAACAGTGCGTTCATTGCCGCTCTCCTTTCTCTCGAAAAAATCGAAATAATTAATGGAGTACTTGCGCATTTTTGCCTCTAGCTTGACGTGCACAAATACCTTCCGCATGCGCTCCCGATCAATCCAATCACGTCGTTCCTCTCGCATAGCCGGATAACGTTTTCTTCGGTGCATCTGCTCCCTTCGGCGCACCTTCGCTGCTTCAAATTGTCCCATCATTTTTAAATCTCCTTTCCGGTTATTTTGTGTCCCTGGAGATGTATTACTTCCTTGGGTTCGGCCGAAAAAATGTTGCAATTAAAATGATTGCAATTCTGTAATCATTCCGCAATTATGTGCCTCAAAAGAATAATCCTTTATAATATCAATAAGATGAAACAGATATGCACGCAAAATGATTACAAGATGCAGTCAAAATGCTTGCAAGGAAAGAACAATAAAACCGGGTAGTTGCGGGAAGGATACACCCCGAAGGGGTGCGTGATGTGTCTATTAAAAGCGGGTTTCTTGAAAGTACCCCCTCTCTGAAAAAATTATCACCACTTTCGGCACAAAAATTATCAGCCCGGAGGAAGCCAACGCATGCCTTTCAATTTCTGAAAATTGCCCCCTTCTCACGCAAGAAACCAACCCAACCAGTTAGCTCAATAGCTAATTGAAAACGAGGGAATAACATCCAAACTGGACTGTCGAAATTGCAAATACGAAATACCAAAAGATTGTAAAAGTTCGATCGTACTGAATGGAACCTAAGCTCCTAGACAGGCAAAAAAAATAGAGCACTTGTCGTCTGATGAAATCAAAATATTAAACGAGGAAATCAGGCTTTCATGGAACTTTAAGACCAAACAAAAAACAAGAAGAAAAGAATTACATGAAAGCAGTTAGCCGGAATTAAAAAACTTAAAAATGGAAGATCGTGATGTAATATACTGGCGTGACAGTGATACTAAAAAATAATGGAAAGAATTACCCTACGGCAGAATAATTTCAAGAGAATAAACTACAACGAGGAGACAGCATACATGGAAGAAACCACGCACCAAGCACCCCAAAACAAAAGTGCTTGCGATCCAAAAACAAATCGCAAGCACTTTTAATTTTTTTCATTAGCTAGTTCCAGCGGCGGGGGAATTAAACCGATCAGCGCATCCCTTTTTTTGTTTTTTGGGGTGGTAATACCTCGCTTATATGGTCCTTGTATATGTGTAAGCATTTTGTAAAACCGTCCGGGACTTCCAAATCAAAAAATTCTTTCAGTTTTTGATCGAAATCCGCCTCGCCCTGCTGCAGAAAAAAATGGAAATAGGGGTAATTTTTTTTCTCCAGCTCGATTTGTGTTCTATTCATTTTCGTTCCTCCTAAAAAAATATTTGTTACTATTGTATTACTTCCGACGGTCAAATTTTTTTTCGTTCGGTCAAATTTTTTTTCGTTTTTTCATCTTCCTCGCGCGTAATCCTTCTCGTGTTTTGTGGCCTGTTCCTTTTGTTGTTCTTTCCCTTCCTGCCCGACGGTCCAATTTTTTTTCGTTCGGTCAAATTTTTTTTCGTTTTTTCATCTTCCTCGCGCGTAATCCTTCTCGTGTTTTGTGGCCTGTTCCTTTTGTTGTTCTTTCCCTTCCTGCAGGCCCTTTTCCTGTTCCTTTTTCCGGCTTTCCGGCGTGTCGATCGTCGATGCTTTGATCTGTTCTTGCCTCATGGATGCAAAGTAACCTTCCTTGTCCGTTGTGATTATTTTCACTTCGGTTTTGCCTCGGGTTACATTCGTATATTCTTTGTTGAAATCCGTTTTATCCCCGGCAACCGATATGACTTTTTCCGTCGTTAACCCTTGGGCTTTATGCGATGTCGTCGCATATCCATAATCGATGTAATTATACTGCCCGCCCCTGATATTTCTTTTCTCTCCATCCTTTCCCTCCAGCGTCATATTTCCTTTACTGTCAATAGAATTTACGATCCACATTTGGCCGTTTTTGACGTCCAATCCTTTATCATTTTTTGTCGTCATCACCTTATCTCCGACCGCCACAGACATTTCCCTTTCGTGATAAACCGCAAAATCTTTTCCGTGTTTTCGGCAATCAACCTGATAGGTTTTTCCTTTCATATCGGCAAGGGTAATGGTGTTATTTTTATAATCTACGGCCTTGACGGAATACTCGTTTCCCTTCTCCCGATTGCCAATAGATTTGCTTACCTCTGAGGACGTAATCACTTTATCGCCGACCTGATAATTGTACGCGTATCGCTTCGCCTCTGCCCCAAGATTTTTGGATTCCCTTGCTGTTAATTTGTGTTCGTCTTTGCCCACTATTCCCCTGTCGCGAAGGTCAGTGCGGAGAGCATTATTGAGATCGGATTTTTCTTTGTTTGTGCTGACGCACACATGGGTAGATTGGTAGTTTCCT